GTGGATTTGCAAAAGCAACTCTAGGTAGTTCAACAGGTATCAGTATTACTAATGGATCTAACTCTATTACTATAAACAATACTGGTGTTACATCATTCGCTAACCCTTCAGGTTTCTATGATGGATCTGTCAACTCAACAACTGGTGGAGTTACATTCAGTGTTGGAGAAAATTCAAATGCATACGGTAGAAGGTATGTAAGTACAAATGCACCTTCGGGTGGTTCAAATGGAGATGTTTGGTTTAGGTATTAATTATGAGTCTTCCTTACGATAATGCGACAGCTGACCGTTTAAAAGGTACAGTACAGGTAAAATCTGGTAATACATGGAGATATGCTGATCGTGTATGGGTCAAGAAAAATAATGCATGGGGATCTGTAGAAGAGATCCATGTGAAAAAAGGTGGGACATGGCAACAGGTAGGAGAGTATAATGTATATCACTTTAAATTTACTTTAAATCAGAATAATAACGGAAATTCAAATACAACATATAACTATCATATTCTGAACTGGAATCAGGGAAGTAATGATGACTATACTGGTACTGGTAATCTTACTGGCAATACAAGTCAAAGAAGATTTGATCCAGCCGCTGAATTAGCTGATGTTGCTTCTTGGAATGGTACGACACCTGCAATTGGTGCAATATATGTTGCATCAACTCAAAGACGTATGAATATTCCTAGTATGCCTGCAGGTTCTAGAATAATTCTATATGTTAATGGTGGTAAACGCATCTTAGGTAAAGGTGGTAATGGTGGAAATGGAAGTAACAATCATAGTGCAGGTGGAAATGGTCAAAATGGACAGACTGCATTATATTGCAGAACAAACACTACAATAGTCAACAATGGTCAGATTGCTAGTGGTGGTGGAGGAGGTGGCGGTGGCCGTGGAGGTCAATGCGTCTACCAAAACACTGGACAAAAATCATGTATGAAAGGTAGTCAATGCCCTGTTACATATCAAAACTTCTCTCAAGAACAAGGTGGAGGAGGTGGCGGTGGTGCTGGCTATCCTGGTGGACAGGGTGGAAATGGTGATGCTAATGGTCAAAATGGTCAATCAAATGCTAGAGGTAATGGTGGACAAAACCAGTCATGTAATGCTCAAAGAGGTAGACATGGTGGTAACTTAGGACAAAATGCACAAGGTGGAGGTACTGCTGGTTCACCAGGTAGTCGTGGTAATGCAGTAGACGGAGTCAGCTATATAACATATGAGAAAAAAGGTACAGTTAACGGACCAGAGGTAAACTAATGATCGAAGCTATTGAAAATATAGATCCACAGTTTAGACTGGATGCTGAAGTAGCACCAGTATATAAGTGTACAAACTATGACTCAGAGGAGAGAACCTTTGAGGTATTCTACAATGATGGCACACTCAAGAATGATGAGTGGTATGGTCCTATTATCATGGATCTTGATAATATGCAACCAGAAGAAGTGGAACCATTGAGATTCCAAGTTGCTGATGTAGTTTATGCTGCAGTTGAAAATGCTAGAGTCGAAGAAGTTGATATGTCTGGTAGTCTATTAGCACTCAATGCTATACTAGATGTAGAACAATCAGTTCCAATGGTTGAATTGATGAAGCACCATGAAGCACAGGCAAAAGCAAATCCAAATAATGTTGATCCTATTGCAGGTGCTATAAATGCAACTCAGGTTATCAACGTTTATAATGAAGATGACTTTGACTTACAATTTGAAGCACTCACACAGGCACTAGCAGAAGAAGATGCTGAGGGGTAATACATGTATCAATTTGCAGAAACACAAGATTCAAGGATAGCACACTATTCTTTTGGTAGAAGCATAACACAATTTGGTATGACTGTATTCAGTACAACTGATGCACGTCAAGGTAAAAAAATATTTGGCAATGATCCTGACCCAGTTAAGGAAATACCTTTAATCACACAGAGTGATGTGGTACAGGAGCATATTGATAATAATCCTAATGGTATAGTTGCTGCTCATGAAGATGAAGTAAGGGAATGTGGTAAGTATTTACAAGTACATCATAGAACAGTAATGTTCGGAAGCACATGGAAGAGTGACAGTTTAAGACCTGCACACAGATCATTGCTTTATCATAACGGAGCATACACTCATTTTAGATTCTGTGGTCTTGCAAGGATGGTATCCCAAGAAGAAAATGGTATAGCATCATGTCAAGGTTATGAAGATCTACATGCCACTAACAGGAAGGTGCATTTCTATGAGGAGAGTGGAGCCTTTACACCTCATGGAAAAGATAGTATAATAGTACCAATGCACGATTGTTGGTTTCATAAACAGAAATTAATGCAGCATTTCCCATATCCAGTATCAGTTAATCATACAGTTCAAATATCAGTAGACAAACCTACGTTGATAATTGAATTTACGAGAGAAGAACCTGATGTAGCAGAATTTGCAAGGACATGGTTACAACAAGTAGAAGACGGACTTATTGAAATTATTGATAGATGAGTAAATCATACACTGTAACTGATTCTTTCGAGGATCTTACAGTCATATATCATAGAGGATGTGACCAAGGTTTCAAATTCTTTGGTGACGATCCAGAAGAGCACAAGACATATGTAAAACAACCGCACATTGATATGGTCAATGCGATCATACCTGATTGGATGGACATTCCTACTGAATTTCTTACCCATTTCTATATGCATAGTAGATGTTTACTGTTTACTGAGGGTATATGGATGAGTGAGACAGCAAGACATCCGCATTACTTACGTTATAAACCAGGAACTAACGTAAGTTTTCGTATATCTGGGATTACTAGGTTCACATCATTGACCGAAGGTGGTGGTGCTCTCTGTGTTGGTATCAATCCTGATGCCAAAACCATACCAAATTTACGCAGACATGTGCAGAAAGTAGATAGTACTATGCATTTTATGCCTATCAACGCTGATTCTATATTCATTGCTACGGAGAATGCTACATTTGGTAACATGAAATTACCAATGGGTGCACCTAGACGCTTGAAAAATGATTTTGATGTGCTAGAATTTGAGAAACCAGGTTATCTGATAGAATTTACTAACGAACCAATGAACCTAGAGGATGAATTAGTTAACTATATCCACCAATATATTGAAGGTAAGATTGAGGTGTTTGAGCGATGATGGAGTTTCGTGATGGGTTCACACCCAACTGGCAAGAGAATGTAGGTCTACCATGGAATGAATACAAGCTCTTAGAACGTGATAAGTTTGAAGAGTTGGTTACTATGATGATAGATGCATACCCAGAGCATGAACTAACAGAGTGGTTGAAGCGTGGTTTCTGCATGAATGAGTGTGATTCTACTATTGCATTCAAATCTTTGGAAGGTACACGCACTTTAAATCATCATCTTGCAATATGGGATGAGGAAGATGCGGACTGTTACGATAGTTATTGGAATGAAGTTGATGATAGCATAGACTGGGATGATGATTGGGATGAGTAGACACTTAAATAAGTGTACACATATGTTGCATATGCAGAAAATATGTTGTATACTTATAGTATACACATCAGGAGACACATGACAGTAGCAACAGCACCTGCAACACTCGAAGAAAGAGTACAAGGTTGGGCTAACGATCTATGTAAAGCATTAGATTTAAACTACAAGCACCAAGCAATCAGAATGCACGAAAGATCTCTTGCAGATGAGATGCACTATTCAGAGTATCATGAGGAGCAACTAGACAAGATCCAGTTTGGTACTGCTAACCTAAACAGATTTGTAGCATACACAGGTCGCAAGTACATCAAGATCGTTATGCAAGAGTTTGGCAGACACGAGACAGAGTACAAAGACAGCAGTGTTCATGCATTTATAGATAAGAAGACAGGTGAGGTGTATATGCCTGCAGGTTATAATGCACCAACAAGAACAGGTAAGTATCCAGTAAGATGGGACTTACGTATCATCAAGGACAGAGAGTACATCCTTAATCCAATCAACTGCACATGGTCAGGTGGTTATCTATACGATAGATCACACTTACCTAGCAAGTACGTTTAAGACCCCACAGGGGGTCTGAGACCCCCTCTAGCACAGTAGAAACATGCCAGTATATAGAGACTACGAAATTAGACTTAACCTCAATGAATTGATTGAACACAGGATACCAACCTGTGATTTGTTGCATCCAGACCACTGCTTAACAGAAGCACAGGTGGCACAGATTGCACATGATATTAACATGGATTTGGACTTGCATCCGATCTATCATCAAATAGATGATCATATTATGCGGTATGTCAAAGCAGCAGGTATTGACAATTCCGATCATTGGGTAGAACCTAAACTAAAAGACCTATGAATGACATAACCATATTCATATTTGGTATTGGATTTGCCCTCACAGCAGGTGCTGCATTCGCATTTATGTGGAGGTCTATGGGTTATGTCTTTAAAGAAATGGACAAGTATGTTGATAGACCACGGAAACCAGTGCA